TTTGATCTGGCGGGTGTATGGTGACTCTCCGCCGGAGCCTCTTCCCCTGCTGCCGTTGAGCTGCCCGTTCAGCCTGGCGTATCTGGCCTCCATGGCGGACGGATCCGCTGCGGCCTCGGCGTTGACCCTGCCGGCCACTGCATCAGCATAGGCGCCGGTGACTGCGTCGTTGCCCAGGTTGTACTGCTTCAGCTGGGCGTAGAAGGTCTTGACCTCCTCGGACGTGTCGGCTATCTTCTGACGGATGCGTTCCTGCTCGTCGTAGATGTTCTGGTATGTCTTCTTCGAGAAGAAGGCGCCGGACGCCACGACCTCGTTCAGGTACTGCTCGCGGTTCACCAGCTGCTCGTAGGCGGCCGCTTCATCCACCAGGCCGTCTTTCTTCGCCTGCAGGTAGTCGGTGATGAAAGCCTCTGCAGCTTCGCGGTCCATGGCGGTCTGGATCCGGAAGTGGTCATACGCTGCGTCCTCTTCTTGCTTTGCGATGAGCAGCCTGTCTTCAGCCAGCTTCAGCTCCAGGGCCTTCATTTCCTCCAGGGCCGCCTTCCTCTCCTCTATGGGTCGGGAGGTGTCGCGGAAGGTAGCCTCCAGCTCCTGCATGGTTGTCTTGGCCTGGGCCTCCTCGATCTTGTAGGAGTTGGTCAGCTCGAAGATCTCGTCCTTGAGTTTTGCGGCTTCCCGGGCCAGCTTGGCCACTTCCTTGTAGGTTAGGGTGATTTCGTCCCTGGAGGCGGAGATGTTCCTGACGAAGTGATGCCATACGGACTCCGCCACGGCTACCTCCTCTTTGATGGCGTCTCCCCATTTCTGTGTCTCGTTCTTGAGGTCTCCCCATAGTTTCTTCCCCAGGGAGATGACGGCGTTCACGCCTTTCAGGGCGAGACTGGCCACGTCGATGGTGGGGGTGAGTTTCTTGAACATGCCGGAGAGGATTCCGCCGGTCTGCTGGGTTCCTGAGCGCAGCTGCCGGATGCGGTCTTCCGTGGCCTTCAGCTCTTTCTGGTAAGCGGCGATGCGCTTGGTGTCGTGCATACCGTCCATCTCTTTCCGGAGGGCCTTGGCGTGCTGCTGCAGCTGCTTCATGGACATCTTGTTCACGCCGAGCTGGGCGGCGTACTTGTCGGCCTCCTTGGTGGTCTGCTTCAGGGCCTTGATATCGGCCTGCATGGAGGCTTCCAGGGCTTTGAACTCGGAGGTGTTCTCTTTGCCTTCCATCCTCATCTTCATCAGGGCCTCGTTCGCCCTGGCCACTGAGGCGCGCAGGTCATCCGCCTTTGCTTCCAGGGAATCGAAGGCAGCGGCCGCAGCTTTGGCGGTCTGCTCGTCCATGTCGACTTTGGCGGTAAAGTGTACGATTTCGTTTTCTACAGACATACTCTTGCGGGTTTTATTACCCGCAAAAGTAGATACCGGACACCGGCTTCCATAGGACACAAAAAAAACAGAAGGGCGTCCCCGTCCCATACGCGGGGATTATATCTTCATCCTGGGCATCAGTGTCCGGATCATGAAGGAAGGGATGGCGCTCCTGAGGCGCCGGTAGGTGGCGCTCTTCAGGTAGCCGTAGACGTATTTGTTGTAGATGGGGGCGTAGTTGGATTTCTTCTTCCCCCTGGCGAGCTTCTTCACTACCTTCCGGTGGTTCCGGATGACGGTCTTGTCTACTGTCTCGGTCTTGATGGCTGCGCGGCGCATATCCAGGAAGCGGATATAGATGGGGTACGGGATAGTGACCTCCATGGCAGCTTCGTCGATGCGGACTCCGGAGCCGCCGGCGAGGAACTGGTTCAGGGTGCCGGTGCGTTCCTGGAGTACTGCCTTGGAGATGGAGAGCTGCTTATGGAGGAGGTCTTCAGTCTGGCTCTTCCAGAAGCCGGCGAGGCTATGTTTGAAGTCCTCGAGCATGATATCCGGTATTTAAGCTGCTGCCGGCCATCGGCCGCAGGTCTTGATGTAATTCAGTATGCCATCGAGGTGGAGATTCATGATGGCGCCCTTGCCCTCGTCGGACTTGAGCCAGGCGACGTCTGTCTTGGTGTCCTGGAACATATTCTCGGAGAGGACGGCTGTCGCCGGATGCTGGGTGAGCATCCAGAACTTCGCCTCCTGGTCCGGATCTCCGTCGCTCCAGTCGCTCCGGATGGGTTTCTGCTTGCCGGGGCCGAAGGTGTTGCCGTAGGGGTGGCCGTAGGTGCGCTTTACGAGTTCCTCCTCTGCGGAATTGTACAGGCACGTCGCGAGATCGTCGGATGCGGTCTTCCCCGGAGAGGTGAAGCAGCACCAGCCCCGGGCGTCGTGCCATTTATTGTCACTCTTGGCTGCGTTGACATGGATGGAGATGACGATGATGTTCTCTGCTCCGTAGGTTCTGCAGTACGCCTTGATGCGGTTGGTCCTCTCTTTCAGGCTGATATCCTCGTTCTCCTTCACGAGTAAGAAGGCCGTGACGCCGGAGAAGGTAAGGAGGTCTACCAGGCCACAGGCTATCTCGCGGGTGTAGGAGTACTCCCGGAAATAGTACGGGCTGTGCAATAATCCCAGGGATGCGTCCGGTGAACGCTTCCCTGGAGTATCGACGCCGTGACCGGCATCGACCAGGACGATGGGCATCTTGATCATAGCTTGTCAGTGAATTGTGCGTTGAACTCCAGCATCCAGCCGGTCGAGTTTGCCATAGCCTTGGCCATGAACGGAGTGATGGTGGATGCCTCCATGGGGAGCCACTCCAGGGACGGGTCGTCATAGGAATCGGCCCTCATGGCGTCGCGGATGGTCTTCAGGACGGAGAGGGTCTTATCCTGCAGGAGCATCAGGGAGGGCTGGTCCGTGTCTTCAGGAGTGGGGACGGCACAGGTGATGCCGATGTGCATCTTGTCCGTCTTCACGTCCATGGAGTTGATGTATGAGGTGGCGGCGGTGTAGTCGATGAATAGGTACAGGCCGTTTGCGGAAGAGATCCGCTCCCGGACGGATTCCTCGTCGGGACCGAAGATAAAGCACTTGATGTCAGAGATGACGCGGGTGTCCGGCAGGTTCTGCAGCTGAGTCTTCAGGGCTGCATAGCCGTCGGCATTGTTCATCCTGAACATGTCGGCGAGGACCGGCTTCGGGATGAACTGCGCAAAATACAGGAATATGTCCTTGATGACCATGGCGTGGATTTATTTGGAGGAGTACTGAAGTACCAGATCCACGGGGAGATGAAGCCGCTCGGAGATCTGGATGGGTTTCATGTTGGAAGCTGCGAGTGTCCGGATGCTCTCGATGGTCTGCTGCATCAGGATAGCCAGATACGAGAAGAGAGGGAGATCCTTGATGGTATTGATGTCTCCGTAGCCCGCCTTGGCCAGGGAATAGATGCTGGAGGCGAGGCCCACGGGGCTCCGGCGCTGGCCACCATCCTGGGCTTCGGGTTCGTCGGTGGTGAAGATGAGGGCGTAGGAGGGTATATTCCGGATCCAGTTGATGATTCCCCTGAAGTTATAGTATACGGCCCATACTTCGTCCGCCGTGGCTTTACGGATGCCCGGATAGAGTGTCTGGACCATATTCTCCAGGGCGCCGACGTGGTGAGTGGTGTGGTAGGCCTGCATCAGTTCCAGGGAGTCGATATACTGCTCGGCCGTGAGGGAACAGTCCATCCTTCCTGACGGCTCCCGGAGGAAGCTGTAGCCCTTGACTCCGCGAAGGGTGGGCAGGAGGTTTTCGGAGAGGGATATGGTGATATCGGCCACCCTGGATCCATCCTCTCGCTGGCGGATGCTGTAGGGGAAGGTGAAGTGCTCGCCCAGGCGGAAGATGTTCTCGCTGAACTCTTCGGTGAAGGCGGGAATCTTTCCTTCCCTTAGTCCCAGGATAGCGATGGTGATGGCTACCTTGAAGGCGTCAAAAGAGTGGATGCCGGTCTCAAACATGGCCATCTCCCGGCTCAGGCGGATGAAAGTCTGGCCCAGTACCGGGCTGAACTCTCCCCAGCGGGTCGGGAAGGTGTAGGGCTTTTTCTTGAGGGTGAGAGTGATCATCAGATGGAAAGGTAGAATTTATCGGACTCTTCGTTTGTGTTGCCGCTGACGTCTCCTTCTACGGATTTACGCTGCAGGGCCTCTATCTCTGCTTCTGCCAGCTGGGCCTCGGCGATCAGGGAGTTGTACAGCTGATCCCTGGCTGCAGGAGATGAGCCACGGGTGTATTCATGGTTGTAGTCGAAGCGGATGCTGCGAGGGAATTCCGTCAGATCGAAGGTCTTCACTACCTTGGCGATGACGAGGTAGCACAAGGCCTTCTTCGTAGCCTCCATGACCTCTGTGTTATCCTCGAAACCGTGGATCCTGGTGGAGAGGCCCTTCCAGACGTCTCGGAGAAGATACAGGACCTTGTGGTAGAAGCAGCTGCTGCGGTTGATGCCGAAATAGTGGTGGAACTCCTCAGCGGAGCGGACCGGAAGTTTCTGGCGGGATTTGTAGTCGGCGCTGTCTTTCCATCCGCCTGTGTTGGGGTTTTCGTCCAGCCAGTTCAGCAGCTCGTCCATGGCTTTCCAGTAACTCTCCAGGTAGGCATCCTTCAGCTCTTCGTGCTGGTACTTGTAGAGTGCAGCGTCGGATCCGTTCCTCTTTGTTGAAGCGAAGATCTGGTACCGGTACAGAGTTCCGGCAGCCAGGGCTGTCTTCAGGAGCTCCTTCCCATCCAGGAGATTTTCCGAGGAGGTCACAGGATCCTGGCCTTCGTTCTGGGCAGGCTCGGCTGCGGGTTCGGCTGCGGGTTCAGCTGCGGGCTCAGCTGCGGGTTCAGCTGCCGGCTCAGCTGCCGGCTCTGCAGGTGTTGCCGGATCAGCTGCCGGCTGTGCGTTGGCTATGGCGGCGAAAGCTGCCTTGGTGATGATTTTCTCCATCTCCATGGCGGTGGCTCGGATGGATGGATGCAGCTGCCGGTAGGCGGTGTCGGCCTGCAGCCCGTCAGCGTAGGAGCGAAAATCGTCCAGATCGGTGAAAATAGTGATGGGGTTCATGACTTACTGCTCGGTTTGGTTGGACATCCTCTGGGAGGGCGAGAGGTCCTCCTGTCTCTGTACGTTCGGCCGGAAGAAGCCTATCCGGATGCCGGACTCGTACTTGTCCGGGAAGTTCAGCTTCAGGGCGTAGTTGATATCGGCACAGACTACCTGCTCGGCGATGCTCTGCTGGGTGAGGTAGATCATGTAGTTGTAGTAGGCGTCGGATCCGCTCTTGGAGACAGTGCCGTCCGGGGTGATATTGGAGATGGAGGGGTCGATGCCCTTGGCTGCCAGCAGCACCAGGTCGGCGCGCTTGTCGTAGGTGATGAGCGCCTCGATGTATTCCTTGTATTTCTGGGATATCTCATTGATCTCCCATTTCTCGGACTGGCCGTTGTCATTGATGAAGGCCCTGGTGGCGTACACCTTGCCCTGGTTCTTGCCGCGTCCGGAGAGGAACTCCGTGAGCTTCCGGAGCTCTGCCTGGACGTATTTCTCCAGCAGGTCGTCGGAATAGACTGTTCCTACCTCGATGGTGCCGGCTGAACCTTTCCCCATCTTGATTTTCTTGAGGGTCTTGTTTTCGGCCTGCAGCTCGGCGTTCTCTTCGCACATCCGCTGTATGGCTACTTTTTTGGCGGCCATCCAGGCGTTGGGGATGATGACATGATGTCGTGCGCTTAGCGCATTTTCCAGGAACGAGTTGATGTATGCCGGTGTTGCATTGCAACCACGGAGCCAGTCCTTGATACCGGCGAAGAAGACGTTCGTGGCATAGACGTCGTCTCCGAAGTTCGGGTTCCTGGAATAGGAGACCGGTGTGGATCTGCGCAGCGGGTCGGTGTAGTCCAGGAGAGGGTACACCTTGAACTCCTCGGAGGCAGAGTCCCTGGTCCAGTTCTTGACCATGACGTAGTCGAAGTCCTGCAGGACCACGTCTTTCTTCATAGAGATATCGGTGCGGGTGCAGAACCTGGCGCGGGTCTCGCTGATATGTTCCAGGCCCACTACGGGAAGGAAGCCGGGAAGACCGGCGCGGGCTCCCCTGGAGAGCCGGTACTTTGTGAAGATACCTTCGGAGTAGTAGAAGGAGCGGATGCACTCGTTCAGGTAGGTCCGGTAGTCGTCGGCTACCCCCATCTCCTTCCAGCTCTCCAGCCACTTCTGGATCTCGGTGTCCTTCAGGTAGTGGCGGATCATCCCTCCGTCCTCTGTGATATCCTCACGGAAGAGCTGGGGGCCACGGCCGTACAGGATGGAGATCTGCTTCTCCAGTACGGAAGGGAGGAGCCGGTTCCCTTTGATGAGTTCCTTGCAGACCGTGGGGTCGTCATTGTTGACGCCGGCAGGCCAGACGTGGAAGGAGTTGACCGGGATGGGGCGCAGCGAGTCTGACGAGGTGGCCTTGCCTGAGTCGATGTCGCTGTCGTAGTCGTCCATAGATTTAGCAAAGGGCCCGCCGCTCCCTATCTGGTAGGTGATCGGACAGGTCTCGGAGGGAATATATCCGAAGGGCATGATCCCTCGCTTTGTGGTTTTCTTATTCATGGTACCAGAGTAATTTGTTCAGCTTGTAGCCATCGGAAGAGAAGGACATGAACCGGATGAGGGAGCGGTGGCAGATGCGGGGCTCTCCGTCCTGGGTGGAGAAGAGGAAGTAGTTCTTCCCATCTACATCCCATTTCTCGTGCGGGAGGGGCCTGCGCATGGTGCAGTGCTCGTACACTTTCATCTGGACGGTGGGCTCCGTCGCCGGCTTCTTCCTGTTGTAGGGGAAGAAGGCGATGGAGAAGTCTCCGCCGGCCTTTGATACTGTCTCTGCCTTGGCCAGGGCATCTATGCCTCTGATTGTCTTCATCTCTTCGTTTGCAATGCAAAAGTACATCGGCCCTGTCAGGGCCCATAGGACGGGCGGCGTCATATTTCCGTAAAAATGGAGGCTTGCAAAGCAGCTCGAAAACTTAGCGGCGTCGGTCTCACGAAGCGTCCGTTTTTTTATCGCCGGGAAAATTTTCGGGCGAAAGTGCTCACAGTCTGCCACTTATTGCAAAAATAATCCGCATAATGCCGTCGGTTTGTAATAATTTGTCGTCAAATTCTGCCGAAAAAATTTTGATTTTCTGTGGGGATTATATTCCAGGAGCGACATTTTCAGCGCGGACGCCGGAATAAAATCCGCTGTACAGGCCCCATACCAGGTACGTCATGGCGGAGGGTATCTGGGGAGTGAGGCCGGCTTGCAATTCAATCCGGACTTTTTTCTCCGGAGATTTGTCGAGCTCTACCGGCGTGGCTCCCGGGACCTTCTTACAGCAGTACATGGCACTCACCAGGTGGGGGCACTCGTTCGCGTCGATCCGGATGCGGGGCACCTTCTTCTCCGTCTCGGCCAGCAGCCGCTTCCATAGCCGGTAATGCTCGTAGTGGAAGATGGTGGGCTGGCCCAGGCTCTTGAGCTGGACGGTCCAGCCCAGCTTCCGGAGCTCTGCCGCCAGGGTGTTCGCGTCGGTCTCGTTTTCCCGCTTGATATTCCTCTTGTTGCCGGCGCGGTCATAGTACAGGTCTATGGTCTTGTTCTTGGCTGCAGGGCCGAAGTATTTATGGAAGGCGCGGGCCATGTCCGGGAGGTCATCCGGAGGGAAGACAAAGTGCTCCTTCAGGATCCAGAGCGTGTTCTTTTCCTTCTCTTCCTGGGCGACGACCATGGAGGCGAAGGCGCCGGGGTCGAAGCCGATGCAGATCTTCTTCGTGGGGTTGTAATGCACCAGGTACGAGGCGTCGATGGAGAAGGAGTCCACCAGGTTCAGCTTGTCCAGCATGGTGTACTTGTAGCCATCGCTGAAGGTGTGCTTCGCCTCGTCCCAGAGCTCGAAGAAAAGGTTCTCCCGGTTACGGTCCAGGACGGAGCAGATGGAGGTGAGGAATTCGGACTCGCTCAGGGAGTCGAACTGGGTCCGGAAGTAGTCAAAGCCCAGGACGTCACGGTTCGCGAAGGTGGAAGCCCGGAGATAGTAGACGGCCTTCTTCCTGAGCTTGGAAAGCATCGGTCCGTAGGTCTTGATCTTATTCAGGGCGGTGGTGGTTCCTGACTGCTCGGCCTTATTCAGGGCGATGGCCAGGGAGACGATATCCTCGATGAGCTGCGGGTCCACATCCTTCTCGTAGTCGGTGAACCAGTTATCCTCTCCGATGGTCATGCGGCCGATATCGCTCACGCCGGTGATGCCCCCATGGAGATGGGAGCGGTGGGCCTCGCTGCCGTTACCCAGGCGTGAGGTACGGATGGCGGGGATGATCCTGGAGCGGACCTTCTCTCCGTCTGAGTACTTCATCTCCTCGAAGAAGGCATGGACCAGGGAGCGGCCGGCGATGGAGTCGGGGCGGTCTGTGGAGACGGCCTGGACGTTGAAACCATTGGCAAAGACGATGGTGCGCTCAGGATATAGCATGGGGAACCTGGGGTGGCGGAAGTGTCGCGGGAGGTCCTTCTGTCCTACCACGTAGTCCAGGCCCTCGCGGAGCATCGGCCGCTTGGTGCCGTCCGGCATGGTGATCTCATTGTTGAAGGTGGCCAGGATGGTGGGGATGACGTTCTGGAAAAGCGCCACGAAGGACTTGTGGCTCAGGGATGCCGTCTCTCCTGGCATCTCCCGGGCGCAGGAGAGGATCCTGGGAGTGGTGACGTATGCGGTCTTGCCGGTACCGCGTCCCCAGACGGCGTACAGCTTGTTGGGATCCACGAGGTGGCAGAGGGTCTGCACCTTGTTCTGATAGAGGTCTATGTAGTTACTGCTCATCTTCGTCAGGGTCTATGGTGCGCACGTTGGAGGCATCCGTGAGGATGATGCCGGCATCGGCGGCCAGGCGTTTCTTCTCGGTGTCCGGGATAGGGAGTCCGGTGATCATCTGCTGGAACTCGCGGTCCTCGTTTCGGCGGGCGATATCCATGAGCTTCTGGGTCTTGAAGCCCAGATCCTCCGGTCGGACGTTGATATTGATGAGGAACACCGGAGGCCTCCAGTCCACCTCCGTGGCCTCGCGCTGCATGGTCCGGAACTCGTGGGCCTTGCACAGACATTTGAAGGCTGTCTCCAGTTTGTTCGCGGCGATGGCCAGGGTCTTCAGATCTTCCATCTGCTCTGCATAGACAGCGTCCCAGGTGGAAGCGGAGAGACGGTCGTCGAAGTGAAAGTAGTCCAGGGCGTCGTAGTAGATATCCCTGGCAGCTGCAGGGGTGAGCTCCGGGAACTCCAGGCAAAGCTGGTCGATAGCCCTGCGGACGGAGAAGTTGTTCGTGTGGGTGATCCTTGCCACGGCGTCCAGCTGGAGGATGTACTGCTGGAGGTCGGCCGGTATGATATCGGAGGTCTTATTGGCCCGGTATTCCCGGACCGCATCTACAGGGATAAGGCTGAGGCGTTCGAGTCTGGATGTGGTAGGCATGGTCAAATTCCGAATAAATTCTTGCGGAGTGTGAGGTAGCGGTCCTGCTCGCGTTTCTTGATGGCCAGTTCCATGGCGTCCACGTCTCCGGAGCAGGCGATCGTGATGAGGGCTGCATCGACGTCAGCCTCGCCGTGATGGTAGGCTATGTTCAGAAGGAGGTGGAGAGGGTGCAGCTTGTTCGTGCAGTCGAACAGGAAGTTCTCCCGCTCCTTACCCTCCAGCCCCATACGTTCTGCTATCTGAGGAGGCTGCAGGCCGAGGACGGCGTAGTCCTTGGCCTGGGAGATGAAGTCCTCGGAGTACTCCCTCCGGGCTTCCTTTTCGGGTGTTTCGTTAGCCATTGATGACAGTCTTGAGGATTTCTTCATACATGGCCAGGGCGGCCTTGAATTTCTCCAGGTTCGCCTGGGCCAGTTTCTTCTTCTCGGCGGATAGCTTGGCGGAGTTCAGCTGTGAAGAGTACCTGGAGATGTTCATCTCGATCCGGTGCATCTCGCGGGTGAACTCGACGGGGTTTTCTCTGAGCAGGGCAGCTGCACGTTCCCTCTCTGAGCGCTGGGAGATGAACGGGTGGTCGCCTTTGAAGGATCCGGTCTTGTCGAAGGAGCGCAGCTCGGCATAGCAGAGCTCCAGCCGGATGGATTTCTCGGCGTATTCCGCTATGAGTTCTGCAGGGGCTTCTTTTTCGTAAAGATGCGGCTCAGCTTCCCGCAGCCATCGGCCCAGATTGACCGAGTCCGAGAAGATAGCGTCTGCAGTCCGGACGAGAGGATTGTCCATATCTTCCCAGTGAATTCCTGGATAGAGTTCAGTCTTCGGCCGGGCTTTTTTTTTACTGCCGCCGTGGCAGGTGCTGCAGCTGCTGCAGTGGCTGTTGTGCCGGCAGCTGCTGACGGGGCTGCAGGAGCCCCTGTTCTGGCCTCTGTGGGCCCTTCTGTCGCCCGGATGATATCTTGTTCGGAGAAGTCCTCCAAAAGGGCGGAAACGAGCAGAACAGCGAGGGCGTCCTTGTTCAGCTCGATATGGTTTGCGAAGGGGCTGCCTATCTGTGCAAGGAGCCGGCGATAGGCTCCGATGTGTTCCTTCCTGGCGATGCGTTCGGCAGTGGCTTGTATCTGTGCGAAGTCGTGCATATAAAGAAAGTTAAAGCGCCGCTTGTGCGGCGGCGCTTATTTAAGGGAAAGGGATGCTACTCTCCGTCTCCGGTATGGGTCTCTTCGACCACTTCCGCGGCGGCAGGAGTGACTGAGCCGAGGTACTCCAGCTCCTGCTGCAGCGCCTTCTGGGTGAAGGTGACGTCGCAGGATGCGTTCTCACCGGTGACTCGCTTGTTGAAGGCGGAGAGGGTGAGGGGGTTGTACGGACGGCCGTGGATGTACTTCTTGCCGGTGACGGAGTCGACGGTGACTGCGAGGAAGTTCTTGCCCAGGTGGCACTCGATGAGATTGTCGATGACGATGCGGCGCCCGCCGAGTGTTCCGGTGAGGGTGTTGTTCACCTCGGAGGTGATGTCGCCCTCGGAGCCTTCGGAAGTGAGGGAGCCGGTGCGCTTGACAAAGTTGAGCTCGACGAAGCCGGTGGCGTTGTCCTTCAGGGGCAGCGCTGCCATGGTGCGAGCTGCGGCGGAGATGGTGATCTCGGTGCCGGCGAGCTGGCTGTAGTCGATATCGTCCTCGGAGATGAGGTATATCTTCTGGTACAGGCGGTTGCCCTGGGTTTCGCGATCGCCTACTGCGGCGATTTCGGCGATGGGGAGGTCTACTATGGTCTGCATGATGTTTACTTTGTTTTAAGGAGGGGGAGTCGCCTCCCCCTCGGGTCAAACAATTCCTGGTGATTAGGCGGTCACCTTACGTCCTACCTCGTAGAACTTACCGGCGGTGGCGTCGTAGTACACGTCGATGTAGTCACCGACGGCGGTGGGCTGCCAGGCGCTGGCGATCGTGGAGAACTTCTCGCTCTTGGCGATCTCGGTGGGGTTCGTCGCACCACCGCAGACGATGTGGTAGACCACACCTTCGACGGCGTTTTCGATGTCGGTGATGTACACCTTCACGTCGGCTCCCTGGTCACCGGTGCCGGTGGGGTTGGAGGCGGTGTGGAAGATGATGCCGTCTTCGGCGTTGCACTTGGTGGCGGAGGCTGCGAGGGCCTTGGCGGGCCAGTTCATGAAGATGATCTGGCGGTCACCCTTTGCGCCGGCGGATGCCAGGGCGGAGAGGGATTCGCAGGCGACACCGGCGAGACCGGCAGCTGCGCCTTCCTTCCAGTAGGAGAAGACGAGGACCTCTTCCAGGTCGCGCTGGAACTTCATGTCGAAGAGCTCGCCGGGAACGTTCTCCAGGAGGAAGATGTTGTTCTCCACGGTGGCGAACATGAAGTACAGGTTCAGCGGCATGTTAGGCACCCACTTGATGCGGTTGCCATAGTTGGGGATGGTGTCCGGATCGGGCACGAAGCCGGTGTTCTTGCCGTAGGTGGCGTTGAGCCAGGCGCTGAACATGGGCTTGTGTGCCTCGTTCAGGTACACGACGAGGTCCTTGGGGCGTTTGTACGCCTTCTGGAGTTCGGCTGCGAAGGCCTGGAGGACGTTGCCGATGGTGACGGCGCTGTACTTGGCCAGGTCGCTGTCGGTGAAGGGCAGCACCTTGTGCTCCTTGTAGTAGTACTGGAGGAGACGGTACACCACACCGGTGGCGGCGAACATCTCGTGGCCGGGAGTGCTGGCCGTGGGCTCGATACGGAAGCCCATGACGGAGCGCTCGTTGCGCTCGGAGTTGATCTGGGTGGCCAGTTCGAGAACGATCCACTCGATCATGCTCCACTTCACGGGGTCGGAGCCGCTGGTGTTCAGGTAGTTCAGGTAGGAGGTCTCCAGGGCGCTCATGTCCTCGAACTGGATCTTGGCCATGACCTTGTCGGTGTGGGCCTTCTCCGGCTCGAACTTGACGCCACCCTTGAAGACGCGGCCGGCCTGGTAGGCCTGGGAGACAGCCTTCGCGAGGAGCGAGGTGAAGATCTGGCCGCTCTGGACGTTGCTGATCGTCGGGAAGAGGTTGGCCAGGGACGGCAGCGCGACGATGCGGCTGATGAGCATGTCCTGACGGATCTCATAGAAGCGGTCGGTGGGGATGTTGGAGGCTGCCACCTTGGAGAGGTCGGCGCCGGAGGCCAGGGTGTTGATGCGGCCGGTCTTGGCGAGCATCTGGTAGCGCTTCGCCAGAGCTGCGGTGAAGGCGGTGAAGTCCTTCTTCAGCGTGGCCTGGTCCTCGGCGGAGGGCTGCTCCTGAGGGATGGCCATGGCGATGGCGATGGCGTTGTGACGCTTCGATGCGGCGAACAGGTCGTTCTTGACACCGAAGGCGAACTCCTTGGTGTGGATGCCGAAGGCGGTGCCGGCGGTCTGGACAGCTTCGGGCTTGTCGGCCTCGGCCTTCTCGCCGAGGGTCTTGACGGTGGCCTTCAGCTCATTGATGGCGGAGACGATGTTCTCCAGGGAGGCTTCCTTGGAGTCGGTCTTGCCGAGAGCTTCGGCGATCTGGGCGTAGATGAAGCTCTCCTTCTCCTTGGCGATGGAGGCTTCGTACTCAGCCATGTCGGTCTCGAAGGAACCTTCGCCGTACTTGGCGTCGTATTCCTTCTTCAGAGTGGCCTGCTCGTCAGCAGTGAGGGCTTTGCCCTTGAGGTTCGCTTCGAGACCGAAAGCGGCCGCGATGGCGAAGAGTTGGGTGAGGAATTTTTTCATGATTGTGTGGTTGTTAAAAAATTGTATTGATGTCACGGGATGGTGCAGCCGGTGCGGGAGCCTCGATCTTGGCGGCGAGCTTCGCCACCACGTCGTCCAGGTTCTTCACGCCGTCGATCAGTCCGACGGTCTCGGCTTCTTCTGCCAGGTAGACTTCTCCCTTCAGGGCGTCGGAGTCGTCGGCCACCTTCTTACGGGCTGCCTGGACGTCCTCGATGAAAGCCTTGGCCAGCGGGTCCAGGTACTTCTTGATGAAGTCCTCGGTCTCGCCCTCGTCCAGCTTCCGGAAGTCGGCGTTCTTCAGGGGAGAGTAGTGGGAGTAGAGCTCCGTCACCTTGATGCCTTCCTTCTCCAGGTACTCGCTGTCGTCCACGTGCACCGACATGATGCCGATGGATCCTACCTTGGAGAACTTGGAGACGGTGAAGATCTTGTCACAGCCGGCGGCCAGGTAGTAGGCGGCGGAAGCTGCACAGGATTCGACGACGGCGTAGCAGGGCTTCTTGAGGGAGCGGATAAGCTCGAAGGCCTCATGGAGTCCGAAGGCTTCACCGCCAGGGCTGTCGATGTGAAGAAGGTGGGCGGAGATGGAAGGGTTCGCCTCGGCTGCCTTCAGATTGTCCATCAGCTCCATGGTGCTGGGACTCCACCAGGAGTACCCGTAGCGGATGGATCCGAAGAGTGGATGGTATGCGATGGAACCGGCGGGAAGATCCTCGCGGCTGCATGACCATCCGTATATCAGAGACGGAGTGTCGGCCGTCATCTCAGCGACGGCGTCATGATATCCCTGTCCATCCTTGAGCCGGAGTTTATCAGACAGGGAGGATGCCCCGGGAAGGTTATCCAGGAACATGATACGGAATTTGCGCTCGGTTTTTGGCATTTTTGTGTCTCTTTTTCGCAAAAGTAGGCACCGGCGGGCGCTGTGGATAGGACGGAAAACCTATAAAATAAGAGCCTCGGGCGCCTGGAAGGTGACCTGGACGAGGTATCTGTGGCCGTTGCTTGGTGATACGGAGATGGTCGGTACGCTGTCGTGGGTGCCGATGACCCTCAGGGAGCCGTCTGACATGAAGAAGGCCGGGTAGAGCTTGGCGCCTTTGTGCTGAAGGACAGCTGCGTCCGTGGTGACAGCCCTGAATGTCTGGTTCCAGATGACACCGTCGTCGGTTTCAGAGGAGCTCTGGTCGAAGAGGACGGGAGAGGTGGCGGAGAATTGACGAGCCGTGATATCCGGCGCGATGGCGTGCCCCAGAAGAAGAGCTTCCCGGATGGTGTCCGGTTCGAGGAGGCAGAAGCGGTTGGAGATTTCGTTCATTTTTTGGCAAATTATATGGGACACTGACTTAGCGAGAAAAAGTCTGAAAATCTGTGATTTCCATGGGACGCTGACTTAGTGAACTTTTATATGTTTTCCTTGACATCATCGCAGTATTCGGACTCGCTCTCCCGATTGCGCCACCGGTACCAGTCCTTCCGGAGCATTTCGTAGGTGATCTTGTCGTCCATGTTTATCCGGTGGATCCTGCAGAATTCGTCGATGCCATCCTTGATCTGGCTCTCCTTCCCTGTCTGGTTGGGGTGAGCTGCCAGGTAGCCGGTCATGAAGGAGCGGTAGGTGTCCTTGAACTGCTTCATCAGGAGGTCCGCCACGATGGTCTGGGCTTTCTTTGTCAGGTAGTTCCTGTAGAGGAAGTTGGTGATGATCTTCTCGCCCACGGCGAAGTTGTAGATGGGAGAGCTGGCACTGATGGGCGGGAGGGCGATCCGGATCTTGCCCGGAACCGGTCCGGCTGTGTGGGGCTTGTAGTCGTTCGGAACTTCCACCAGGTTGGACTTGACCGTTGCCCAGATGACGCTCTTGTCATCCGGTACCAGAACGTCGGTACCATAGACACTGACAAGGAAGTCCCTCAGCGCCGGGTGGACACTGACGTACACCATGATGGTATCTGCGGACTCCTTCCTTTTAGTCATGTCGCGAAGATAGGACGAAACGGCGGAAGGGACAGGGACAGACAAAGGTACACATTTTTCTCGATTTTCGCGACAAGCCGGCAGCTGCTCCCCCTCTTTTGCTTTTTGTTCTACCGCCCGAGAGGGCAAAGTTCGGATTTTATCTGTACTTCTGTACTGACGGGGTTAAATACGTGATTTTCAGCGGTTTAGTCAGCACACATGAAGTGTACTGGGTAGAACAGATGCGAAGTGTGCTGATTTGCACTCTTGTGTACTGAAAGTGTGCTGATACGAAGGTGGTTTTACTTAAAGTGATTTCTATTTTATAAGGTGCTGATTTATAGCGGTTTATGTGTGTTTACTTGAAGTATGGGACGGAACGTAATGAAAGGCGCAGTACAGAAGTACAGAAGATTTCTATCTTATGGGACAATGTCTTGAAAATCTTGATAAAAAAGAAGAAGATATACTTATATGTCGCTGATTCACCGATTTTTACGCGCTTTCAGTACCCCAGTACTGATTTCTTCTTTTTTATTAATTTTGGGGTGTGTGAGGGGCTTTTGAGGGTCGAAGTGTACTGAAAAAGACAGTACACAAAGTACAGTTCTATCAGTACTGTCCGGCCGAGCCGGACCAGAAAGAGGTCAAAATCCGGCTTCTGGTCCTCCGTTGAGACATTGTACCAGCTGCTGCGCCGGAGTCTCTCAGAAAGGCCAGAAAGAGCCGGATTTTGGGTTTAACCGGAGCCGCTATTCCGTCCTGACGGACGGGCAGCTCCGGGGATTACAGAAAGGCAAAGATGCCCACGATGATGATATCGACGTAGGCGATGCTCACCAGGCCGGAGAGGACGTCCATGAGCTCGACGCTCTGGGTGTCCTGGTGGAAGAAGTCATACACCTCCTTCAGGATGAGTGCTGCGACGGCGGCCATGTCGGCCACCAGGAGCGCCCAGCCCCACGGAAGGAAGTGGCAGACGATAGCGAACACCAGGAGCGCGATGTCCTCGGCGGCCAGGTGGTGGAGCAGATAGTCGGCGCGTCGGCCGATGAGCTTGAAAAATGCAATGATTCGTTCCATAGCTGCTCTATTTTGAGGTTTACGGAGCAAATATGGAGAAGTGGCCACCGACGTGCAAGGACACAAAAAAAGGCCCCCTTTGGGGCCTTCTCTGATGCGCTGCAGTTTATTTTGCCAGGTCTCCGGACGATGGCGTCCGGTCTATGAGGATATCCCAGGCGATATCCATCTCCCAGAGGGTAGTGTCTCCCTTCATGGCGGCCACGCTCTGATGGCCGTCCGGAGTGCGTCTGCAGTCCAGCTTCAGGTGCTTGTGGATCCTGGAGGAGCGCCAGATCTTCTTCTTCAGCTCCTTGTACGTCTTCTCGTCCGCCTGGGAGAAGGACAGGAAGCGGGGTTGGCTCATGGCTTCCTTGTAGCCCGGGATGTCGTCAGGGTTCTCGTAGGAGTCCGGGTCGATGGAGGGGTTCAGTTCCTTGATCTGGCGCTTAACCTCGGCTGCGATGGTCAGCGCCGGTGCTTTTCCGTTGATGAGTATCTTCATGGGTTGT